CTACTGGATTGTCCGGGCGTGGGCCTTGGACGGCAAGTCACGCATGGTGCAATGGGGCTACTGCGACACCGAAGATGAACTGCGCGAAGCCCAGAAGCGACTTGAGGTGGCCGACTTCTTCGTCTTCGTCGACTCGGGTGACGGCCCAAACACCGACACCGTCTACCGAATGTGTGCGAAGTACGCTTGGAACGCCACCAAGGGTTCCGGCCAGAACGAGTTCCCGTGGCGTATCCAGACGCCCTACGGCATCAAGGTGGCTTACCGCCCCTACGCCCGTGCCAAGGTCATCCAAGTCGGCCAGACGTCTTGCAAGTTGTATCTGTTCTCCAACTTGTACTTCAAGGACTCGATCACCCGCCTTCGCCGTGCAGGGCATCACACCTACCCCGAGGACGCCGGCGACGAGTATCGCAAGCAGATGCAGTCGGAACACCGTACCCGACAAGCCAACGGGCAGGCCATCTGGCTTCCCATCGGCGAACGTGCGAACCACCTCTGGGACGCCGAAGTCATCGGCATGGTGCCAGCCCTCATGGCCAAGCTCATCGGGCGCGGCAAGAACCGCAATGGCAAGCCGGAAGACCGAAAGCCCGACGAAAAGCAGACCGAGGACGAAACCGCTTGACGACCCTACGCCTCATGGCATGGTTAGTCGCAAGCCGGCTGACTCGACAGACATACCACGGGTGGCTCTTGTGGATCGTACATGGGGTGGGGTCAGCCGGCCCTTTTACACGGGGCTAAACGCAAATGGCACGACCCCAAGGTATCTTCCTTATTTTCGACATTTGCGACATCCTTGAGATCGTCGCCAAGGCGAAGGAACTCCTGAAGCAGGGGAAGACCATGATGGAATACTCCGATTCCGGCACGAACGTCGTGAAGGAGTTCCCGATGGATATCTCCACCGTTCTGGTGGAATGCCGTTACGCGCTGATGGTCAAAGACCCCCAGACCTACGGCTCCGTCGACCGTGTCAGGGTCATCAATATGCTCAATAACTTCCGAGGACTCTGATGCGACCCAAAAAGACCAAGAAGACCGCCATCCCGCAGGTCGAAGCACCCAAGAAGCCGAAGGGAGCCGCCTCGCCGGTACCCTTGAAGCAGGCGACGGGCGGCGGCTCTGGTCCGGGCATCTTCTCCAATTTCGAGTCGGCGAAGTTCAGCAACAAGCGTTCTTGGATTTGGTCGTCTTGGCCGCAGGACTTCAAGAAGACCATGACGGTCTTCGACCGCATGGAAACCACGCGCAAGATGCGCTGGTTGGAACTGAACGCCGGCCTGATCCGTCAGGTGCTGTCGGACATGGCCCTCTACACGGTCGGGGGCGGCATCAAGCCTCAAGCACAGTCGGGCGACGAGATGTGGGACGACGCAGCCGAAGCCTATTTCAAGCAATGGGGTTCCCGCGCTTGCGACATCACGGGACGCTTCTCGTTCTTTGAACTCCAGCACATCTGCTGCCGCCTGATGGATCGTGACGGCGAGTGCTTCATCATCAAGACCCGTGGCCCCGGCGGCGAACCCCGCCTTCAGGTCATCGAGAGCCACCGTGTCGGCAACTCGTCGAACAGCGAAGTGCCTCCGGGCATGGTGGACGGCATCCAGTTCGGCCCCTACGGCCAGCCCATCTTCTACAACGTCATCCGCTCGGACGGCTCCAGCCGCCTGGTGCCGGCCAACGCCGTGATGCACCTCTACGAACCCGAGCTGGCCTCGGGTGCGCGAGCCTACAGCCCCCTCCAGCACTCGATCAACAACTTGGTCGATATGCTGGAAATCCTTTCCCTCGAAAAACTCGCCGTGAAGACGGCGTCGGATATCACCCGCACGATTACCCGTGAGAATCCGAACTTCGACGGCACCCAGTCCGACTTTGAAGCCTTCGGCATGAAGCCGCAGGACTACGGCGACGGCATGACCGACCCGAGCGAGGCTTCTACCTTCCTCGGCGGCAAGGTGCTTGCCCTCGCCCCCGGCGAACGCCTGGAGTCCTTTGAGTCGAACCGCCCGAACAAGACATTCGACGGATTCATCGAACACCTTGAGCGTGACTCCCTCGCAGGGATGCTCCCGTACGAATTTAGCGCCAATCCGACGAAGGCGGGGGGAGCTGTAATGAGGTTCGTGGTCGCCAAGGCCGACCGCAAGTTCTCGCATCGCCAGCAGGTGATGATCCAGCGTTTCCTCACCCCCGTCTGGGGCTACGTCATCGGCTGTGCCATCAAGGACGGCTTCCTCCGCTCGACCGAGTACTGGACGAACGTCACTTGGACGACGCCCCGCCGTGTCACCGTCGACGCCGGTCGTGACGCGCAGCAGAACCGCATGGACATCGAGTCCGGCCTCAAGAGCCTTACGGACAACTACCTTGAAGAGGGTCTGGACCCGAAGGAGAAGATGCGCGAGAACGCCGCCGAGAAGCGTTACCTGCTCGACCTTGCCAAGGAGTTCGACGTCCCGCTCTCGATGCTCTACAAGCCCCAGAACGTCGCCCCTGCCGATATCAACGCCTCCGTCGCCGAAGACGAGGTGAAGATGGACGACGGTGCGAAGATCGTCGAAGACGACGTCGACCCGGACGACGAAGAAACCTCCAACAAATAATTCATGTACTCCCTTTCCAACGCATTCAAGACCTTCTCGCCGATCCTCATCGAGCCGGCGAAGGCCAAGGCTTACCTCGACAAGGTGGCCGAATTCTCCCCTGCTGACCTGAAGTCTAACGGGGATATCGAGGACATGATGGAGATGCTCTTCGGCCCCCGCCCCATGCTCGTCAAGAGCGGAGAGCTGGCCATCATCCCCGTGAAGGGCGTCATCGGTTCCGGCCTCACCGAACTCGAGAAGATGATGGGCGCGGTCGACGTCGAGGACGTCGAAGAGATGCTGGAGGAAGCCGAGCGTGACCCCGGCGTCGAGCATATCATCTTCGACTTCGACACGCCTGGCGGAACCGTCACCGGCGTCCCCGAACTCGCCGAACGCATCCGCAAGTGCAAGAAGCACACCGTCGGCTACACCTGCAAGCAGTCCTGCTCCGCTGGTATGTGGCTGATGAGCCAATGCGACGAAGCCTACGCCTCGCCCTCGGCGACCGTCGGCAGCATCGGCGTCTACATCCCGTTCTACGACATGAAGGCGGCTTACGCCGAGGAAGGCGTCACCGTCGACCTGATCAAGTCCGGCTGGGCGAAGGGGGCTGGCTTCGCAGGCACCTCCCTCACCCCCGAGCAGCGTAAACTCTTCCAAGACGACTGCGACGAGTCCCACGCCTGGTTCATTTCCGACGTCATCAAGGTTCGCACCTACGCCGACCCCGTCGATATGCAGGGTCAATGCTGGACGGGCAAGAAAGCCGCCGAAAAGAACCTCATCACCGGCCTGATGAACACCTTCGACGACGTCCTGATGGCCATCGACCCCGAGGAATACTCCATCTACGAACGCGCCGAGAAGCAGGTGCCGTCGACCGGCCCCGCCGGCTACGCAAAAGCCGCTGACGTCTCGCCCGAGCAGGGTGAGGAAGATGACGGCGTAGCCCCGATTTCCGACGACAAAAAGAAGAAGAAAAAGAAGAAGAAGCCGGACGGCACGGATTCGGACGAAGACGAGGATGACGCTGAAATCCCCGACGAGGGATGCCCCCCCGTGGACACCGACTGCAAGCCCAAGGCTTGACACTTGGCTAAACCCAAGATGACGCTCGAAGAACGCCTTAACTCGCTGAAGGAAGCCTTCACCGGCAAGACCGCCGAGGTCGAAGCCAAGGCCAGCGAAGTTGCCTCCCTGTCCGCCAAGGTCGAAGAACTGACCGCTGCGATGTCCGCCAAGGACGCTTCGCTCGCCGAGTTCGCCGCCAAGGTCGAAGACCTCACCGCCAAGCTCGCCGCCGCCGATGAAATCCGCGCCAAGGCCGAAGCCCAGGCGAAGGAGATCACCGCCTCGCAGGAGACTGCCGGCAAGAAGGCCGCTGCCATCGCCGCTTCCGTCGGCGTCACCCCCCTTGAAGTCACCCCCGCCGAAGTCGCCGCCTCCTCAAAGAGCGACGAGGATATCTCCGCCGAGTGGGTGGCCCTCAAGCAGAAGGACGGCAAGGCCGCTTCCGATTTCTACAGCAAGAACCGTCCGGCCATCCTCCGCGCCGCCGGCCTTCGCTGATCCTTTCCCCTCTCCCAACCCAACCTAACTCCCTACTATGTCTAACAGCATTGGTGGCTTGACCCTCCAGCTCGTCGCTGAAGAGTCCCTCCGCACCCTCGTCCCCGAACTCGTTCCCCTGACGGAAATCGCCGTCACCGACTTCGGCAACTACGTCGCCGAGCGCGGCACCACGGTTCACACCCGTTATGCCTCCGCCTTCACGGCCACGACCTTCGACGCCGCTAACGGCTTCGTCCCCGCCGACGCCAACTCCACGGACGTCCCGGTGACCATCGCCGACCTCAAGTACGTCGACGTCGCCTTCACCGACTACGAAGCCTCCACGCTCTCGCTGGAACGCCTCCGTCGCCTGTTCTTCGCCCCGATCGCCAACGCCGTCCAGAAGTCCCTCTTCGACGACGTCCTCTCCAAGGTGACCGCCGCCAACTTCGCCACCGCTGCTTACTCCGGCTCCACCGCCGGTTTCAACCGCATCGCCGTTGCGAACGCCGCCAAGAACCTCACCAAGGCCAACCTGCCCCACATCGGTCGTAAGCTCCTGCTCTCGCCCGACGCCATGGGTCAGCTCGTCCAAGACCCGTCCGTCGCCCAGACCTTCTCGTATGGCAACAGCGACGTGATCCAGAAGAACGCCATCAGCAAGGAACTCCACGGCTTCAGCGTCTCCGAGTACAACGGCTTCCCGACCTCCGGCGCGCCCTTCACCGAAGGTCTTAACGGTGTGGCCTCCTGCAAGGAAGGCCTGGTCATCGTGACCCGTGTTCCTGCTACCCCGACCACCGGCGGTGGCGAACAGATGGTCGTTCAGGACCCGGACAGCAAGTTCTCCTTCGCTCTCCGCTACTGG